ACATGTTCCTATGGTGAGACCCCCTTCCTTTTTTGGACGTTCACGAAGTGGAACGTCCGTACGCAATTGAGACTACAGGCTCAATTGCCCATTGACACATCCACAAATCAGTCGTCTCCTTGTTGACGACTGTTCTAGGTCGGACAAGAGAGGAGCCAATGTGGCAAGAAAATCAAATCGAGGCGGGCGCGATGTCTCCAATCACATCGCTAGCGGGACGCTGCCCCGCATATCAATTAGACCTCTTCGGCCACTTGGCCCCATCGTCCCGACCCTGCCCCAAATCCTCACTGAATTGGAAGACCGGCGCTTTTATCGTCCGGATCGATCGGTACGGGGCCCAGCCAGCGTGCAACGTAAAGACACGCGGCTGGTTACGCTCCCAAGTCCATCAAAACTCGCCGCTTATGGCTTCGCCAATCCAAGTCGCGTTGCGATGTGTGTTCGGCGGAAAGTGCGGAAGGAAGTCATTCATGCAATACGCGTGGCGGGTAAAAGAGGCCTCAAAAGGCCGAAACGCAACTTTTGGAGCAATGTGAAATGTTAGGCGCAATTATTGGAGCGGGCGCAAATTTACTCGGAGGAATACTCGGCAACAACCAGCAGAAGAAGACTGCGGAACAGAATATCCAACTACAGAAGGACTTCGCGCAAAATGCAATACAGTGGAAAGTCGAGGATGCTAAGAAAGCCGGGGTTCATCCACTTTATGCGCTGGGTGCACAGACTAGTTCTTTCTCCCCAGTATCTGTCGGGGACAGCTTATCTGGTTCGATTAGTAGCGCTGGCCAGGATATCTCTAGAGCGGTCAATGCTACGTCGGATCAGACGACAAGAACTAATGCAGCAGCGTCGGCATTAACTGCACTTCAACTCGAACGCGGAAGATTGGAGAATGATATACTCAAGCAGGACCTCGCATCGCGTGCTGCGCGCCTCTCGCAACAGATCAATCCGCCGCTCCCTACTCAAGGTGATCGATACCTTGCTATTCCAGGCCAAGGAAACGCCTTACCGGTCAAAACCAACCCGCTCGAACGTATCGCCACAGGCGCTAGTGGCGTCGGTGAAGCAGGTGCCATACCTGACGTCGGATACTCGAGAACCAACACTGGTTGGGCTGTCACGCCTTCTAAGGACCTCCAAGACCGGCAGGAAGACGATATCGTAGGCCAGATTGCCCATGCCATCAGGAATAGGCTCTTGCCAAGCCTGGGGTTCAACTACAGCCCCCCGGATGTACCACTGGCAAAAGATGAGATGTGGTACTTTAACCCTCTGAAGCAGCAATATGAAAGGTACAGACCATGAGATTTCGTCGCAGAGGAAGACGCTCGTTCAGACGTGGTCGCCGTCGGTCAACAGGCCGTCGGCGCCGCGGCGGAGCACTGCGCATCGGATATCGGATGTAATGTCGGTGCTCTGTAATTATCCATTCATCAGCAACGGCCGTACCTTCGGGTGCGGCCAATGCTTGCCATGTAAGGTCAACAAGCGGCGTGAGTGGAAACACAGAATAATGCTGGAAGCCGCACAGTATAAGGACAATGCATTCATCGGACTAGATTACAAGCCGGAGTGCGAGCCCGCTGGTAGAACTGTTGTGCCTAAGCATCTGACGTTGTTTATAGATCGTGTGAGAAAAGCTCATTTCCGGAAGACCGGAGAAAAGGTTAGATGGTATGCCGTCGGCGAATACGGTGATCTCAGCGCAAGACCTCACTACCATATTGCGCTCTTCAACTATCCAACGTGTGCACGTGGACGAACTGATCATCCGCGAGTTGCGCGAACCGGCCATTGCTGTAGTTCCTGTGACTTTATCGCATCGCATTGGGAATTTGGACGTTGTGATCTTGGTGTCTTGGAAGCAGGTAGTGCAGCATATATTGCAGGATACGTCACAAAAAAGATGAATAGAAAGGAGGACCCAAGGTTATGTGGTCGCCACCCAGAGTTTGTACGGATGTCATTGAAGCCCGGTATAGGTGCGGGCTTTGTCCCGGAGATAGCAAGTACTCTCTTGGCTCTCGGTATCGAAGATATGCCGGATGTTCCAAGTTCTCTTCGTCACGGCTCATCTGTGTACCCGCTCGGCAGATACTTGAGGAGGCTTTTGCGCAAGCATGTGGGCAGGGATCCGAACGCGCCTCAAGCGACGCTTAAGGCAATACAGGATGAAATGTCGCCAGTGTTCGAGGAGGCACGTAAGATTAAGGCGAAGTATGAGACGTTGGACCAAGCAGTCACGCGTCTTCTAGACGAAGTAAATATGGGTAAAAGACTTCAAATGCAGGCTAGAGAACGTAATTACGTTAAGAAGAGGCACATATGAAACGTGGTAAATTCTCGCTATCTAACTACAAGCTGCTCTCCTGTGACATGGGAGAGCTTATTCCATGTGGTCTTACGGAGGTTCTTCCAGGTGACAGTATTCAGCAGGCTACTTCGTTACTGGTCCGTTGCGCGCCGTTGCTTTCCCCTGCTATGCATCCTGTTCACGTTCAGGTTCATCACTGGTTTGTACCGCATCGGCTTATTTGGGAAGACTTCGAGGACTTCATTACCGGCGGACCGACTGGAACTGACGCTTCGGTTTTTCCGACCATTACTATCGGAGGAGGCACTGGTGCGGCTGTTGGGTCTTTGGCTGATTATCTCGGAGTTCCAACGGGAGTTAATAACATTGTCGTATCGGCGCTCCCTTTCCGAGGTTACGCAAGAATATGGAATGAGTGGTATAGAGATCAGGACCTCCAAACAGAATTGGTGATAGATGAAACCTCAGGTGCAGACACCACTACTTCGCTTGTTCTGCAAAATGGCTGTTGGGAGAAGGATTATTTTACCTCCTCGCGGCCGTGGGAGCAAAAGGGACCCGCTATTACCATTCCTCTTGGCACTCAGGCACCCGTTTCGACTGCTGCTGCTAACGACGTCGATGTTTCGGTGTTTTCTACGACTTCCGCTGCTTACCGCAAGCTTTCGTCCGATGGTGCTTTCGTCGATCGGTCGACCACTGCCGGTGTTCAGGCTGATAGGCTCTATGCGGACCTCACATCGGCTTCGGCAATCACGGTCAATGCTCTCCGGGAGGCTCTAGCCCTACAACGCTTCGAGGAGGCTCGTGCACGCTATGGCAGCCGTTACACTGAGTATTTGCGGTATCTCGGTATCCGGTCCTCTGATGCGCGTTTACAGCGTCCCGAATACCTTGGTGGCGGTCGGCAAACCATTCAGTTCTCGGAGGTTCTACAGACGGCCGAAGGCACGAACCCAGTGGGAGAATTGCGTGGTCATGGTATCGCAGCGATGCGGAGTAATCGCTATCGCAGGTTCTTTGAAGAGCATGGTTATATATTCACCCTGATGGTAGTAAGGCCCAAGACTATCTATGCCCAGGGGCTTTTCAGGCATTGGAACCGGCGGTTTAAGGAAGACTTCTGGCAGTCAGAGCTTCAACATATTGGGCAACAGGAAGTATTGAACAAGGAGGTGTACGCTGCTCATGCTTCGCCCGATGGGATTTTTGGGTATCAGGACAGGTACGATGAATACAGACGAACTGAGAGTAGTATTGCAGGTGAGTTTAGGGCGTCTACCCTCGACTTCTGGCATTTCGCCCGCATCTTCAGTTCGAGCCCTGCTCTCAACTCTACTTTTGTCTCGAGCGTCCCGCCAGAGCGACCCTTTGCAGTACCTAGTGAAGATGTCCTCTATGTCATGGCAAGGCATAGTATTCAGGCTCGAAGACTAGTGTCTCAGGTAGGCAAGTCTTACATCTACTAACAGCGATACCTGTCGCTAGACAGGTTTCGCCGACCACGGAGCTAAACATGGCAAAGAAACCCATCATACCTCGCATCACCGATACCCTGTGGGAACTGGCAAACACTGCCCGCGCGGCCGTCATGCGGGATCAGCGGCTAGGGGAAGCTGTTGAGCAGAAACGAGAGCCCTCGAAGCAGGAAATCTATTTGGACGAGCAGGGTTACGAGCGTCCGTCAGGCATTCCGCTGGCACCTCCAATCGGCTATATCCAGCAACCTACCCTCGCTGAACGTATTCGCGAGATGGTCAAGTCAGCCAAGCTTGCGCAGGAAGTCGCAGACGCCGGAGCTGAAACGTTTGAGGAAGCAGATGATTTCGACGTGGGAGATGACTTTGACCCTACGTCTCCATATGAAGAAATGTTCGAAGGTTACTATGACCCTGGAGCAGGGGTCAGAAGAATGAACGAAATAGAGGAAGAGGAAAAGAAGACCAAGGCAGAAAGGCTCAAAGTAGATCGCGACAAAATGCGCGAAGAAATACTCGAAGAGCTTAAGAAGGCACAATCTAATCCTAACCCATAGAATAAAATTCTAACGAGGGGCAGTCAGGTCGAAGACCTGGCTGCCCCTTGTTTGTCATAATCTGGAATACTTTTTCACGGTCGGCGTCGAAGGAACATGTTCCTATGG